TACGCTCAGATATCATAATTCCGGAAATTTTCACGCCATACGTTATTGAACAGACAACTCAACGTGATGCTTTCTTAGCAAGCGGTGTGGTTCAGCCTATGGCGGAGCTTAATGCTACTGAAGGGGGTGACTTCGTCAATGTACCTTTCTTTTCAGCGAACCTTTCTGGAGATTTTGAAGTTTTATCCGATTCTTCATCTTTAACACCCGGCAAAATCACAACCGACAAACAAATCGGTGTTGTATTGCATAGGGGACGCGCATTTGAATCAAGAGATTTAGCGGCTTTAGCTGCGGGTTCTGATCCAATGGCTGCAATCGGTCAGAAGATCGGTGCTTATATTGCAAACCAAAGACAAAAAGATTTATTTTCTTGTCTTTCAGGTGTATTTGGTTCAATCAATGCAAACGATAGCAACTCAGCTTTCTTTGGATTAACTGTTGATTCTGAATCAGGTGATAGTCCAACAGCTTTATCACCTCGTCATATTGCAAAAGCAAGAGCATTACTTGGCGATCAGGGCGATAAGCTTACAGCTTTAGCAATGCACTCAAAAGTGTATTACGACCTAGTTGAAAGAAATGCGATTGATCGTATTTATGACAACAATGGTGATGCTGATACAGGCGCAACATCAGGTACAACTGCAAACGCTTTCGGTAGCCCAACTGTTCCTACATTTATGGGATTAAGAGTTATCGTTTCAGATGACGTGCCAACAGCAAATTCAGGTGCTTCTACGGAATACAGTACTTATGCTTTCACAGCGGGTTCTGTTGCTTCAGGTGAGCAAGCTGGACTCACTACTGAAACAGATAGAGACATTCTTGCAAAATCTGATGCTATGTCAATTGACTTGCATTACACATATCATCCTGTCGGTTCTAAATGGGCTGTTACTACAACAAACCCAACAAGATCACAGCTTGAAACCGTAGCCAACTGGTCGAAGGTTTACGAAACAAAGAACTTAGGAATCGTAAGGATTACTAACGTTTCCAACCAAGATTAGAGGTAAATTATTATGCCATCTTTATTTGAGGTTACTGCTGGAAAACTTACGGGGCCAACTAACGGAGGTTCTGTAACCCAAGCAACTAACAAAACAACAGGAGTAACACTTAATTCCGAATCAGGTGTTATTACTATGAATAATGCAGCTTTAGGCGCTGCCGCCGAAGCAACTTTTGAAGTTACAAACGATAAAGTAGCTGCTGCAGATATACCTTTTGTTGCAATTGCATCTGGCGGTACTGTTGGTTCTTATCTTTTAGGAATTGGTGCTGTAGCTGCAGGCTCATTTAAAATCACAGTTACAAATGTAACTTCTGGTTCATTATCTGAGGCACTTGTTATTAACTTTGGACTATTTAAAGGTTCTGCAAGTTAATGGGGTTATTTGCTTTTAAGCGAATCAGGAATCAAGAAGCTGCCGTTGCGGTGGCTTCTATTCCTATTAAAACAAAAAAACGTAAATCAAAATCAAAGGTCGAAAATGGCGATAAGCATAACAGCAACAGCGGGCAGCGCATCAGCAAATAGTTATTTGACGTTGATAGACGCAAACGCAATTATTGAAGGTCTTATTGAAGACGATGATGTAACAGCGTGGTCATCTGCAACTGATGACGCTAAAAACCGTGCATTATTTACCGCTACAGTAAGAATTGATCGCGAAAGATTTTTAGGGGCAAGGGCAACAGATACACAGGCTTTGCAATGGCCGCGAACAGGAGTCAGAAAACCAGATACTTATGTAAATACATATGCTGTCGGATTTCCTTTTCGTATAACAACAGATTATTTTACAGATACAGAAATACCAGACCAAGTAAAAAAAGCGCAAGTAATATTAGCTGTTTATTTGAATAATAATAAAGATGGATTAGGATTAAGTGGGCTTGAAGATTTTAAAAATGTTCAAGTCGGATCTGTAAATATAACCCCAAATTTTTATGGATCAATTGGCGCTGATAGGGTTCCGCCATTATTTGAACGCTATTTTACTGGCTTGCGTATTAGTGGGCCAAACAACATTGCAATCAAAAGGAGTTAACAATGAGCTACTATCCAGCAGCGGTTATTATCAACGACCAAACCACAACTACAGGAAGATTTGGCTGTATTAAAGCACTTAAAGATTCTGTTATAGCTACATTAGTAGCAGAAAACATTACTGGCGATCTAACAGCAATAGATTTTAAATCGAATTGCGCTATAGAAGGAATAATTACAAGTATTACTTTGACTAGCGGTACAGTTATTGCTTATAGAATCTGATGGGTATTTCTTCAGCGTTAAAAAAAGTTTTAACAAATAAAAAACTCTCTGCTGACATTACCTTTAGATCTATAGCCGTAGGCTCATATAACAAAACAACAGGGGTTATTGCAGAGACAAATACAGATACATCTATTAGAGGTGTTCTTGAAGAAATTAATGCGCGTGAGGTAAACGAATTAATTCAAGCATCCGATAAAAAAATACAGATTGCAGCGGCAAGTTTATCTTCTTCACCTTCAACTAAGGATAAAATTATTATTGGTTCTATAACTTATTCAATAATTAGGGTTGAAACAAATCAATTGGCTAATGAAAAACTTACTTTTATTTGTTATTTAAGAACATGAGAAGAATACGCATTGATCAGATTGGGGATTATTCAGAAGAGCAAATCAATGCTTTGTTATCGGTTACTGTCTTGACAGGAGATCGAATTGTAAAAGAAGGATCGCCTGTTGATTCTGGAAGGCTTGCGGTTTCTTGGCAGATAGGAGAAAACGCAGAAAGCGGCGCACCCGTTCCTGAAGGTAAATATGGATCTTCTGGAAAAGGAACTGTTGTCAAACCTCCTAAAACTTTAAATTATCAACTAGGAAAAGAAAATTTTAGAAAAAAATATAATATTCACAATAACGTTCCATACGCTGAACCTGTTATGTTTGGAACAAGTTTACCGCCGTCTTGGGGTGGGACTTATAGAAGTAAACAAGGATTGCAAGCAAAGCATCTTGATTTATTGGCAAAGGAACTTGCAAATGAAATTCAAGATTTATATAAACAAATAAGAGGTAAATAATGGCTGCAACGAATTTAAACACAGTTAGAGCCGCTATAGAAGGCAGAATCGTAACAGAACTTACTAGCGCCCCGCCTATACCTGTTGTTTTTCATAATATGTCATATGATCCCGCAAGTTTAGATTCTTTTGTTCAATGCCTTACAAGTTTTGGCGAAAGTAATTATTTAACTCTTGGTAATGCAAGCGGCACAAATAGAATTAACGGAATTGTTATTTTAAATATTTTTACTCCGCAGGGTGTCGGTTCTGGTAATAATTACACAATAGGCAAAAGGTTAAGGGACTTATATAATAGAATTACAGTTTCAAATGTTATTTTTGATTCACCTATAGGGCCAGAGGTAGTTTCTTCTAACCCTGAAGGAAAATTTCAAACGCAATTACGAATGACTTTTGAAATATTTGAGGAACTTTAAATGGAAATTACAGAAGAAATGCTTGACGCAATCGAAGCTGTAAAAGGTCGGCGCGATCCCGCATATTGGGATGGACGTTGTAAGCGATATATGGAAAGCCAAGAAAAATTAAAAAAAGATGTGAAAAAACCTAAAAAAGGTTAATATAAAATAAATACTTCTTTTTGTTATGGCTATCAAGGGCGATGTTGGAAAAATCATGTTTGAAAACGCTGGTGGAACGGAAGCTGACGTAGGGCAAACAAGGTCTTGGTCTTTGTCTATAACAAAAGACATTATGGAGACAACAAAACAAGGCGATACATTTAAAACAAATATCGGTGGCTTGATTGCTGGTGAAGGTTCAGCAGAACTTTTATATGCTCCAAGCGAAACTGGCGCAGGTTACACAACATTTATTGATGATGTTTTAACCACAGGCGATAACGCTGACGCATTATTTGAATTATTTCCTGATAGTGCAACTTCTGCAAAGAAAATTAGTTTTGCAGGCGTAATAACTGGTGCTGAATATGGTGCAACATTGGGTGAAGTCCAAATTATAAATATCAGTTTTACAACAAGTGGTACCATTACCAGCGCTATCTGATACATTAGGTTTATTAGTCTACTAATTAAACAAAATGTCAACAAAAAGAACAATCGACTTGTTAACTGAATCTTATAAAGATCAGATGACAGCCAGACGTAAATATGAATTTAAGGATGCTAACGGCGTTGTAAAAGCTAATTTATACTTTAAACCTTTAACAAGGGATGATAGAGTTCGCGCACAGTCAGCCGCTGGGACAGATGATGCTTTAACAATATCAACTTATTTGCTTTGTAAAAATGCAGAGAATGAAGACGGATCAAAGGCATTTGCACCCGCAGACGCGCCAAACCTTCAAAGAGAACTTCCAGAAAATGTTTTAAATGAATTAGAACTTTTTATGTTTGATATACAATTAAATATTGATACAGCAAAAAAATAATATCGCGAGATAATTGGATTAATTTTGAATTTTTTCTCGCAACAGAACTAGGTAAAACTATTCAAGAATTACGTTCTTTAATTACAGAAGAAGAACTTATTCTTTGGGCTGGATATTATGAAATAAAGAATGAAAGAGAAAAAAGACAATTAAATCGCCAAAGAGCAAATAGGGGTTAATATATAATAAAGGCTTTTTTTGATTTGTGGCACAGGCTAATGTAAAACTTACAGTTGATGCTTCACAAGCCACAAGAGCATTGAAGGGCGTACAGGCGCAATCAACAGGATTACAAAATCAATTAGGTAAATTAAAAGCTGCATTTGCGGGAGTTGCTTTAACTGCTGTTGCAAGACAAGCCGTAAATACCGCGTCTAATTTTCAAGCTTTGCAATTAAGAATGAAAGTTCTTACTTCAGAATTTGGTGAATTTGCACAGGCTCAAGAATTAGTTGCAAAGGCTCAAGATAAATTTAATTTGTCAATTGTTGAAGCAACAAAAGGCGTGACAGATATTTTTGCAAGATTAAGGCCGCTTGGTGTTTCTTTGAAAGATATTGAAACTACTTTTATAGGTTTTAATACGATTGCAAAACTAGCGGGATTAAATGCAACAGAAGCAAGCGCGGCGTTTACTCAATTAGCACAGGGTTTAGGTTCTGGGCGTTTACAAGGGGATGAATTTAGAAGTATCGCTGAACAGGTTCCGCAGCTGTTAAAAGCGATCTCAGACGAAACTGGAATCGCTGCGGGTAAGTTAAAAGATTTTGCATCAAAAGGATTATTAGATTCAGAAATCGTTTTAAGAGCTTTAGCAAAAGCAGCGGAAGAAGGCGCAGATAAAATTGGAAAAATTATGGATGCTTCGCCCGCAGAAGTATTTAAAGCATTTAGTAATGCTGCTTTAGAATTGCAATTGACACTCGGTAATAAATTATTGCCTGTTGTTTTAAAGGTAACAAAAGGAGCAACGGCACTTGTTGAAGCGATTATAAAATTTACAGATAGTGAAGTTGCACAAGTAGCAGCAATATTTATTGGAATCGCCGCCGCTATAAAAGGAATAACAGTTGTTGGAACTCTTTTAATTACTCAAATTGCCGCTTTAAAAGCTAATTTTTTGGCAATGTCTATCGCTTCAGCCGCCGCAAATGGTACTTTAGCTACAACAACAGTAATGGCTTTTGCAACAGCGGGAGGATTTGCAAAAGCTACAGCCGCCGCTACAGCATTTAAGATTGCACTTGCAAAAACTGGAATTGGTCTTGTTGTTATTGGTCTTGGATTCTTGGCTGCGGCATTATTAAAAGCAAATAATCAACAAAAAGACTTCAATAAATTACTTGAAGAAGGAAGCGCCGCAGATATTAACGAACAAATAAAATTAACAACAGAAAAAATTACAGCACTTGAAACTGAATTACAAAACGTCGGCAAAGGTAGAACAGGAAAAGCGTCAGAACTTAGAATCAATAGAGAACTAGATAAAGCAAATGAAAAAGTAGATCAACTTAAATTAAGCCTTGACGCCGCAGAAAACCGAGATTTAACAAGAGAATTTAACACGCAATTAGAAAACCTTAAAAAACAAAACGCAGAACTTACAAAATCAGTCGAAAGAGATAAAATAAAAGGCGAAGAAAAGAAAAAAGAATTTGATCTTGAACAACAAATAGCAGAAATTAGAAAACAATTTGACGGCGAAGAAGAAGCAAGACTTGTTTCTTTGGCAAAACAAAATGCTGATTTAAATAAACAAAAAACAATAATAGAAAAAAATGCTGAAGCTGCAAAAAAACTTAAAGAAACTTTCGCGGCTGTTGGTGAAGAAATAGCAACAAATATAAAAGATAATTTAAGAGATGCGATTACTGGCGCACAATCTTTTGGTGATGCAATGAGAAATGTTTTAAGCAATATTCAAAATAAGTTATTAGATATGGTTTTAGACAACGCCTTAAGCGGATTAGGTGGGGGTATAGGAAACTTTTTAGGCGGTATATTTGGTAAGGAAAGAGGGGGGCCAGTATCTGCTGGAGGAACGTTTGTTGTAGGTGAGCGCGGTCCTGAAATTTTGCAAATGGGTTCAAAAGGTGGCAATATTATTCCAAATAGTAAAATAGGTGGTGGCGAATCTATCACAAATAATATTAGTATTAGTGTTGATGCTACCGGCTCTTCTGTTCAAGGAGATGCTGATGGGCAACAATTTGGAGAAGCACTTGCTGGAGTTATCCAATCAGAGATAATAAAACAAAAACGTAGTGGAGGTTTATTAGCATAATGGCAACTTTTAATGACTCTATTGGGGGTGGGACTACTACAGGAGCAACTACTCCAGCTTATAGCTCTGTTGAAACTGCTTCACCAAAAAATATAACAGTTCAATACGGGGATGGCTACAAGTCTCGCAATGCTTTTGGCCTAAATCAAAATCCTAAATCTTACAATTTGACTTTTAATGTTTCTCTTGCTGATGGTGATAAAATTTTAGATTTCTTAGATGCCAGAGCCAAAGATAGCGCAAGTTTTACATTTACCCCACCAGCTACAAGTACGGCAAGACAATTTATTTGTGAGCAATATAGTAGAAGTAATACATATTTAAATAGAGTTACAATACAAGCAACCTTTGAAGAGGTATTTCAAACATGACTATTCCAGTTGAGCAGCTACAAAAATTAGACAACATAACAATTATTGAATTGTTTGAATTACAACTTTTTGCACCTATTCATTATGCAACTGGAGATACAACAGCAACCACGTTGTACAGATTTCATAATGGTACAAATGAAATAAACACAGATATTA